TTCCCATTATGATTATCTGTCCCATTATTTCCCTTTCGTTATGTTGATGTGTACTACTGTACTACGGTTAATTGTATCTGTCAATACTAAAGAGTGTGTCATTTGTCACACCCCCATTCGTAGTTGCTCTCGTATTCTTCTTCCATTTCGGCTTGCCTATCGTAAGACTCGCCCGTTGTCGCGTCACCAAGCGCCCGATAAAGGCGTGCTAGTGCCCTAAATCCCTCGCTAGGTCTCGCGTACTGGCTCATTATGTTTGTGAATTCGTCGTGCTTGCTCATCAGTTGCCCCTATCGCTTTTCATCTCGCCTACATACTCGCCTACCTTGTAAGCGACATATAGTGCGCCGATAATCAAGAACATTATTATGCCCACGAAATTATCATCTACTATCATGAGCCACTCTCTTCTTCGTGCAGTTGCATAACTGATGCGCTGTAACGATGACCTTCGGGAGTTCCCCCACAAAAGTCGCAACGGTGGTGCGAATAGAATGTATTCACGCTCAAGGTCATTGGCTCATCTCCCCAAGTTTTGAGCCCATTGGCGTATCTCTGAAAGTGTCCGCTATCGGCGTAGCCTTCATAGTCTGGCTTGCCGTTGGCGCTCACATATATACAGTCTTGGCAGACCTCTATCTCTTGGCGTGTCCGCCATGTATGTCTTTTAGTTTCCATATTTCCCCTTTCGTGGTGTCACTAGACTGTTGTCTAGTAATCGTGCCTATTTGGGATTGAACCCTACGCCCTAAGCGATAGGCTAACCTCGCGTTACTCTTCGTCTTCGTCATCCTCAAGAACCCCATCGGGCAATTGTATTGACGGGAAATAAACCACGGCGCTATCGCGTCCCATACTATCGTCGCGAAATTCTGCTCTAGTCAATATCGCGACTAAACTTTTGGCTTCGCTCGTCGTATCGTCCATGAGAGCGATACCTAAATTGAATAGCGCTCTCGTTTCGTTGTCTGCGATAATTCCGAGACATTGTGCGCCATACATCGCGCGCCCAGAGTACCGCGTAATCTCACCGAAACTACCTAGACATTCGTCTAGTGTCTCGTATTCTTCTTGCGTTAATTTTCTCATTGTTTCCCCTGTCTGTTGGTTTATGTTCTTCAGTCTTGCGACTTTGTGCCTAGTGTCGCTATGACGCGACTACCCCCGAGGGGCTAGGCGATATCTCAGTGGCTATTTAGTCCGCAAGCCTCTTCAAATTTCTCGCTATTGAATGCCATGTTTTCATATGCGAGACACTCGCTGAATGAATAAATCATTTCCGCAAATTCGGCTTTCGCCATTGCGCTTGCGTCCCTGTGTTTTTTAATCACCGAGGCAATTAGTTTGTAGTCTTTCCTAGTCATTCTTTCCCCTGTTCTGTAAGGCTTATTCCCTACAAGTACCACTATAGCGCCAAGCAAATCATTTGTCAAGTCAAAACACAACAAATCTATGTGACACTTGACACACTGTAAGGCAAACCTAACAAACACCAAAACAAGTTAGGCAACCCTAACAAACCTAGGCGAGCCGTCGTAATTATTACTATCGCCATAGGAGTATTTATTTTGTGAGGGTTTGACCACTATTAGTGAGGCGAACAGGTGTTTGGCGAACATATGTTTGGGCGACGCTATCTATATTGGTAGTATTCCTATCTATTTGTTTTACTAACTAGAGCATATGCCTTGCTACCCCTACCATATACATAGATATACTGGTTTTCAATAGACACACTCTTAGAAAAAACGACAAAAAAAGATGGGTTGTTTACCTGTAGTTTGTTCGCAGGGTTTGGTGTGTCGGGTGGGTTGTTTGGGTTGGTTGTGGACAAGCCGCTTGCGGCGCGTCAGCGGTGTTTGCTTTCCCCCCACGTTTCACCCTGTTTGGGTTGGTAGCCGTTAGCCAATATTTTTAGCCGACACCATGTTTTAAACTTGTACGTTGTTTACGCTGCTCCCCTAATTCGATGATTGGGGGTCTACCCCAGTTCCCTGGTGTTGTTGCCCCGCACCGTGCAAGTGGTGTACAGCCTTGTGTTTAAATTGGTTTGCCATCTCCCGACGGGTATGTGGAAATAGTATCAGGTGTGTAGTATGTTTGCAACATGGTGAAAAAGAAAAAAGATGACGACAATTCTCTCCAACGAATTTTAGGGGGTATCAGTAAGTCTCGTGTTGACCCGTCTAAGTATGTTCAGTATACGGGTGTGCCGCAGGATAAGGGTGGCAAGTCGAAGCCTGGGTATAAATCTAATTATCAGAGTACGCCTTCTCCTTCGAAAAGCACACAGTCAAGTTTTGGTACACCGATTACACCGTCTGTACCTAAGAAAAAAAAGAAGGGTAAGGGTAGTGGTAGCAGTTCTGGAAGTTACGCTGAATAAAAGGAATGGTTATGAAAAAAATTGATTATATGGGTTCGTTGGCTGACTACAAAAAGTCTGTTAGCAAAGATGATGACAAAGCAGAGAAACGCCGTCAGTCGAACATGGTTATGGAATCAGATTTGAACGACCAATCAAAAGGCGCTGAGGCGTATATTGTAAAAAAGTTTGGTAAAAACGCTAACGAGTGGTCTGCGAAAGATTTCACCAAATACAAAGATTTTGAAAACTCTGTGTTGGATGTTATTAGCGAGGGTGAAACATCTAGTTTGTTTCCTAAAGATGTTTTGGAACGTGGCGCTAAACGTTACGCAAAAGAAATTTTTAAAAAATCTAAATCCAACAAAAAGTAGTACACTCCCTAAATGGGAACTAAACGCCGCGTACCGCCAGAAGACAAAGCACGTTTCTTTGCCGCTGTAGCAGCAGGCTCATCAATCACCGAAGCCGCACGCATCGCAGGCGTACACATCAACACAGGGTCAAACTGGTTAGCAAAATCTAAAGAAGCAAAAGCAAAACTAGACCAAGCCGTCCTGCAAGCAACCCGCACACGCGGCAACCAAGGCGGCAAACAACACAAAGAATACGAACAATCATTAGACGAAGCAGTAAACCTTCCACCAGCAATCCCACTATCACGCCTCTGTGAAGAAGCACAACGCGGACTACAAGACTTCGATTTCTTCAGACGCCACTACCTTGGACGAGTACCATCCCCATGGCAAGTAGAAGCCGCACTAACACTAGTAAAACTATTAGAAGAACCTGAAAAAGAATTCGTCGTACTCAACGTACCCCCAGGCGCAGGCAAATCAACCCTATTCCACGATGTAGCAGTATGGGCAATTGTACGCAACCGTGCAATCCGAGTAATGATTGGCTCCATTTCGCAAGCAATGGCAAAACAATACTCGCGGCGCATCAGAGAAACCTTAGAAAGACCAGCACCAATCCAACCAGACCCTGAACTGGTAAAGAAAGGTTTAGCGGTTAACGCCGAAGGATGCTTGTCTATTGACTACGGCAGGTTCAAACCGTCCGATAAAGGCGCATTGTGGCGTGCAGAAGAATTCGTTGTAGAACAACTAGACGGAAACGGGTTAGATAACAAAGAACCAACCGTTCGCGCATACGGAATTGACTCAGAATACATCGGACACCGAGCAGACCTATGCCTATTCGACGACGTAGCATCCGTAGACAACGCACGAGAAGGTTCAACACGCGACAAACTATTAGAAAGATGGGACCAAGTAGCCGAAGCACGAGTAGACCCAGCAGGACTACTAGCAGTAGTCGGACAAAGACTCAGTTCAGGCGACTTATACGCCCACTGTCTAGCAAAAATCACCTACGACATCGACGAAAACGACTACGACGGCGCAGATTCCACCACACCCGAATCGTTAGCAGCAACCGAACCAGTCAAATCCACAAAATATAAACACATCGTCTACAAAGCGTATTACTCCGAACTAGATGAAGGTCCACACACCCGCAGATACAACTCTAAACCATACCCCGAAGGACCACTACTGGACCCGCAACGGTTATCTTGGAAAGATTTATCGTACATTCGTTACAGCAACCCTAAAACTTTTAAAATTGTTTACCAACAAGAAGACGACGCCTCAGATAACAGCCTAATTAGCCGCACATGGATAACAGGCGGACTTGGAGACGACGGCGTACTCTACACAGGATGCATCGACAACGAAAGACTTCCAGGACAAATCCCTGAAGGACTCGCACCACCCGTAATTTCAATCATCACAGTCGACCCATCACCATCACAGTTCTGGGGCATCCAATGGTGGCTCTATCAGCCGACAACAAACCTCAGATATCTGATAGATGTCGAACGAATCAGACTCACAGCAGAACAACTCCTCGGATACGACACAACAACCCGCGAATACTCAGGCATCCTAGAAGACTGGACCAACCGTGCCTTCCAATACGGCTACCCCGTCTCACACGTCGTCGTAGAAGTAAACGCAGCCCAAAGATTCCTACTAGCACACG